CAGTCGAGCCAGTAACATTGGTAGAACGTACTGTGTTCCGTAACTTGGAACCCATACGCTGATACGCCATGTGTACTTCTGTCTCAAACTGTTTGATAAAGGCTTGGTCGATTGTATTAGCCATTTTTTCAGTCCTAAATTGAAGTTTCTGGTTGCGACGAGTATCCGTTTTTCGACTTCAACTTGGGTGTCCTTTTGGGCCAATCAGTGTATTACGGGTCGTTGTGGTTCATCATAAACACAATTCTTATCTAAATTACAATAAATAAATTCATAATATTTATTTTCACCAACAGCAAAAACACCAACTGTTTCAAAACCAAGCCATTTTGCCCACTTAATCATGCCCTCATAATCAGCAAGAATTGTCATACTTACTCTAGGATGATAGCCAGTTAAGTACTCAAGAAGCATTTTTGATCCTCTTGCAAGAAGCATGTAATTATCAAAAGCTTGATTAGAAAACATTGCAAACATTTGAGGTGTATCTTGATCTTCATTAAAGAAAAGGCCGCCCGTCATAATGATTGGGCCGCCTTCTTTTTTAACTACATATGCTTGAGCTTCATGATACATCTTGGTTAATGCCTCATTAATTGAAGGATAACCTAGTAATTTTAACTCACGCCTATTTTCTTTTGAAAGATTATTCTCAATCTCTTCAATGTGATAAGAGTGTAAACAAGTAAGATAATAATCCCCTCGTTTAATTATTCTTGGTTCACTTGTAGATTTGTTGATACCCTTCTGTGACTTGTTTAATAAAGTGTGGGTCTCTGTCTTTCCAGTATCTTGGGTCATTCATCATCTCCCTCAATTCTTGCTCAGTTGGTCCAGCAGAAGGTTGACCACTTTCAGAAAAAGAACCATCCTTCATTTTTTCCATAATAGTTTCCATTACCATTACACCATCAGCAGTTTGAAAAAGTCTTTCTATTGCTGGTAATTGTTCTTCTGTAAACATCTTGTGAGCAAACATTGAGGCAGCTTCTACTCTAGCATTTGCATTGTCACCAAGCTTTGCTTCTTCTGCATCTATATCTGGTGCATTTGACATCATAGCATCAGCATAAACATTTATACCTTTTTCAAACTCTTCCTGACTAAAGCCATTTTCAAAAGAATGATTAGCCCACCATTGAAATAACTCGTTATCATTAGCAGATTCAGAATCAACATTGTCTGGTATTTGATAATCACCAACAGTTTCTGGTCTTTCGCTAAAGGCTTCAGTTTGTATTTCTTCTATAATACTATTTCTAATATCTTCTTCTTTAGACCCTAGCTTTGACTCAAGTTCTTTATAGGCTTTTGCCAAATCCTCACCTGAGTTATATTTTTCTGGCAACCATTCTGGTCGATTACTTGCTGTTTCTGTTGTTTGCACATCAGCCTCTGTGACAAAATCTCTTCCATCAGCTTGTGCTACTTCAACTGCTTCTTCCGTACTCATATCTTTTTACTCCTATGTGCATGTTGAATCCTTTGTTCGAGGAGGCCAACAATATATCTTTGCCCCTCGATATGACGTAATTGTTCTGTAGAAACATTAGGGCCGTGAACTAATTCAATAGTTATTGATCTTAAATATTTAATAACTTCTGCACCTGTTGGTGTTTTAAATACTTCAGCAACATTTTGACTTATCTGCCGTTCTGTTTGTTCATTACGTTGAACCCCATCTATTCCTAAAGACGGTAGTTTTTTAGTTTGCAACTTGTCCTCCCTGCTCTTCCATTTGACTTTGTTGTGCTTGTGCAGCCATTTGTTGCATCATCTGCGTTATTTGTTTTCTCTGCTCTTCATCTCTTACCAAACTATCAGGAACACTAAACTTTTTAGCTAGATAAACAGCAACCTCTTCTGGATTAATAATAACAGGCGTTAGCTGTGGGCCAAAAGTAGTTTGAACCATTTCTAAAAATCTACCAACAGTAGCTATATCTTGATTGTTTTGCGCTTGCGCTAATGGAGAAACAGATCTTATCTTTACTTCCCTACCATTTACAGTTGGTATTTCAATACGCCCTTGTTTCTTAAGAATATAAATAACTCTTTGCAAAACAGGCTGAACTAATTCAGCTTGTAGTCTTCCAAATGCTGCACCCATACGCCTTGATAAATCTGCCATTCTTTCAGCTACTTCAGTTGCTGACGCAGGTGTTTTGTTAGGGTCGCCTAACATTTGATTGTAGAGCGCTTCTTTAATATTTGTTCTCATTTCAGAAAGAATAAGCTGAGAAACATTAAAGTTTCCTGCTGGTGTTATTGGTGTTAAACCTGCTGATCCCATAGCTTTAGGAATTATAGTCCCTGGAACAAGATTAATTGTATCTGGATTTACAACACCATCATCTTCCATTTGATAAATACCAGCCATAGCCATCTGAGCATTTTCTAAAATCATCTCAACAGTTATATTACATGTTTTAATAGCTGCTAGTGCATTAATTAATGGACCTCTACCGTATACTTCCCCAGAAGAAGGACTCCATCTAAAACAAACAAATGGATTTGACCCAACACCATTCATAGTTTTTTCATGCAAAATAGTATCAGTCTTCATGCAAATAGCATAATGATAAAAAGCATCTTGGTTTTTCTTGCTATAATCTTTGCAAACTATTTCTAGAACAGTAGTTTCTTTATCAGATCCCATATTGTTTTGCACTTTTTGATCAAACTCTTTATCAGGATACAAAAGACTTAAATCATCAAAACGAATATTTTTTCTTTCTCTAAAGATGTGATCTATCTCACCTTTAGGACCAGTATCTAAAACAACTTGAGGTAAAGGTATTGCTCGAAAATTTACTGGATTAATTGAATCTCCCTCTTCAACACAAAGCACACCTGTTCCAACAGCAAGGTCCATAAATGATTCATGAACTTCTTGACTAAAGTTTGAGTTTTGCAAAACTTCAAAAACATAATCAGTTACTTGATCTAAATCATTATCAATAGAATCTTTTTGTTCTTTAGGTATTTCACTGCCAGAAACAAGATCAGCCCATCGAGCAAAGTTAGGAACAATACCTGCTTGCAATCTTGAAGCAAACTCTTGAACACCAACTACTGCTGTTTCATCAAAGATCTTTTCGTCACGTCTTTGACCAGCCTCTTCATAATAAAATGATTGCCGCATTGGTAATGAATAATCATAACACTCTTCAAAAAGAGGAACCCACTGCTCACGAAAAGCTTTTGCTTTTGCGTATCGCTTTAGTTTTTCTTTAGCTATTGGGTTCATTAGCTATATCTTCCTAAGAAACCTTGTGCGCCAGCATCAGCCATAAACAATGACTCTCTACCATACTTTGATTTTGTACTGGTAGATGCACTGCCACCTTTTCCAGTACCTTTTTTAGATCCTGCTTGTGATGCAGTAATTGCGTCAGCAATATCTTCTTTTTTCTTATTAGCTTTTTTTTGTATTTCTTCTTGTTTCTTTGCATCTGCAGCAATACGCTGATCAGCCGCTGCTTGTTTTTCTGCTCTTGAAGGTCCAAAACACATAATTACATCCTTTGCCATAAATTTTGTTTTCGGGCTGGTGTACGCCTTTTACTAAAAACATCAAAATTTCTTGACGCTACAATCGGCATAGCAGGTTTTTGTGTATTCATCAACGCTCTGCCCTCTCCAGCACCTAGTAACATATATTGCAGGGCATCGTGAATATGAGAAAACATGTTTTTATCAGGTTTGTCTGAATACCTTTCGCCTGATACTTCCATGCGTCTATACTGATAGCCGCCCTCAAATCCTTTAATCAGTTGAGTGCAACGCCTGTCAACTAAAAATGCTGGCTTACCTTCTACCATCTTGGTCAACTGGGAAGAGACAGCCTCAAGGCGAAGGTCAACAGAGTTGGAGGGCGCAGGAAAAGCCCTCAAGCCAGCACCACGCAGAATATGAAAGGGAGTTGATTCATCAGTCTGCGCTCTAAAATCTCCAGCAGGATCACCAAAGATAATAACTTCTGATGCTGCGGAGAACCTTGTCGCCAGTTCTTGTCTTAAGACTTCTGCAAAACGAACTATTCCCATATCGATAGCGACAATTTCTTGTTGAATAAACCAGCGTCCTCGAACCTTTTGACCAATAGTAGCCGCTGGAGTAAGTCCAAAATCAAGCCCAACATACACAGGTATGTTAGCTGCTATTGCTATTTCTTCTTTTGCGGCATGAACTTCCGAAGCAAACATTGGATATATTGGTTTACCATCCTTAATAGAACCAAGTTTATTCATTACATAAACATCTATCCAGCTTTTAGTCTTACCCCTTATTAAATTATTATAATAAGATTTAAGCATGTTTTTTTTGTTCTCTGCTTTTGGATTATCTTTATAATCTTTTATTTCTCCATCTTCATATTTATCTTCAAGCATAGCTGGGGGCTGTACAAAAAACTGCCAGTTGTCAGGTTTTACTAACATCTTTGCTTGTTCTCTAGGAATATGATCTGGAATCGGAACCTCTCCAGACATAATGGGCCACCAGTGATCTTCTTCTGGAGCATTAGTGTCCGCGATTACACCTGTCCAACTAGGACCACCATCACGCATAGAAGGATAACGACCAACACGCATGGTACAAGCA